ACGATCGACAATGTGGCCAAGGCGCTCACGGCATGGGGCGACCCATTGCCGGATTGGGTCGAGGCGCTCGCCGAGGCCTGCAACGGCGACACGCAGGCCGGCGTCGGCAAGCGCATCGGCTATGCCGGCTCCACCGTCAGCCAGGTGCTTTCGAACAGCTACAGGGGCGGCGATATGATCCGCTTCGAGGCGGTGGTTCGCGGTGCTTTGATGTCCGAAACGGTGCGCTGCCCGGTCCTGTCCACCGAGATCGGGCGCAATGTCTGCCAGGAGTGGCAGCGGCGGCCGTTCTCGACGGCCTCCGCCAATGCCGTACGCATGTATCAGGGTTGCCGGTCCGGCTGCCCTCATAGTCGGGTGCTGAAGCAATCCGACCGGGAAGGCGGTGGCGCATGATCACCTGCCGCATGATCACGGAGGCCGTGGCGACGGCCTATACCATCCCGGTCCAGCAGCTCTATTCCCGCCGCCGCGATGCCGGCACGGTGCTGCCGCGCCAGATGGCCTGGACGCTGGCCAGCCGCCTGACGACGCATTCCTATTCCACGATCGGCCGACTGATGGGGGGGCGCGATCACTCTACCGTCGTACATGGCATCGCCAAGATAACGGCGGCGCTGGAGACGGATACGCAGATCGCCGTCAACTATCAGACGCTCGTCGATGTGGTGACGACCCTCGCGGCGGCCGGCGAGAAGGTCGAGCGCATCCGCCAATGCTTCAACGACGTCGATCCGCTCGACGTCGCCGAGCGCATCCTCTCCGCCCCGTTCCGCGACATCCTGCCCTCGATGGAGGAGATCCGTGCGCTCTGCTTCGGCGTCACCCATTACGCGGCCGAGCTCGACCGCATGACGGAGGAGCGCAATGCGCTGGAGGAAGCCGCTCCCAAACCCGTTTCAAACATGCCTTGAAAGGACATCTAACCATGAAATCCGCAGCCAGGAAGAAAGCAAAAGCCATCGCCCGGGTCCCGCAGACGCGGGAGGATGCGGTGTGGGCCATCGGCCGGATCGGCACGCTTCGCCGGGAGATCGAGCAGCAGAAGGCGTTTGCCGCCGAAGCCATCCGCCTCGCCGGCGAAAAGTTCGAGACCGATATCGCCGGTCTGGCGTCCGAGCTCGCCGAGCACGAGCAGGGCGTCCAGACATTCTGCGAGGCGCGCCGGCTGGAGCTCACCCGCGAGGGCAAGGTCAAGTATCACGACTTCGGAACCGGCCGCGTCGGCTGGAAGCTGCGCCCCCCCAGCGTGTCCGTCCGCGCGGTGGAGACGGTGATCGAGGCCTGCAAGAAGGTTGGCTTCCTGCAGTTCGTGCGCACGAAGGAGGAGGTCAACAAGGACGCCATGCTCTCCGAGCCGGACAAGGCCCGGCTGATCGCGGGCGTCACCATCAAGTCCGAGGGGGAAGATTTCGTCATCGAACCGGCCGAGCTAGAAAGCTCGATCGGCAAGGCCTGAGGTGCGCCATGTCCGGTTTTGCACTCCTTATTGCGCTCACGCCGTCCATCGCTGCCGTCATCGTGGCTGCCGTCCTCGCCCTACGTGACGCTGATAGTTGGGGTTGGTTCCTGCTCGCGGCCGTTGTCCTGTCCGGCGCCGGTCAGATGATCGGAGGTGGTCAATGACCCACGCCAGCTACAACGAAGCCCTCTTTGAGGAGGAGGCACGTGTTGCCGAGATATATCCGATCGGGATGATGGGCGATCCTGCGTGCCCGCCCGATTGGCTGACGGAATTATACGAGGACGTCGTCGAAAAAGACCATCCGCTCTTCAGGGATTTGCCGGAATTGAAGGCAGATGCAGATGATGCCTCCGACTGGGCAGAGGCATTGGTGATGCGCTCGCGCTCTGGCTTCCTCGTGAGGTACGAGGTCTGTATCCGCAATTACCTCTCCGGGCCGTCGGTCATGTATTCCGCCGGATGGGGCTTATTCCGATTTGGCGTCATCTATGTCGAGACGATAGACGAGATCGGCCCGGCCGTCCTGAAGCTGGCACGGGAACAGCACGCGGCCGAGCGCCGAAAGGCAGGTGCGGAATGACACGCGCCCTCGTCTCCGCGCGCGAAAGCGCTCTCCTGAAACTCACGGCGGACCTCCTCAAGGTGGGCGTCCGTCTCCCATTGACGGTTTCCGAGGAATGCCATGCGTCGCTCGTCGATGCCGACGGCCGCGACGTTCTGACCGTCGACCTTCACCGCCAGCGCCCCGACGACGAAGCTTGCAAGATTGCTCTCTGGATTGCCCTGGCTGTCAACACCTGCGGTGGCTACGCCCTCGACACATCGGGAAAGGACCGGGCATGAGCGTTTCTCGCGAAGAAGCGGTGCATTTCCTTGAATGTGCCACGCTGCGGTGGAGGATTGCAGCTGTCAAGGCGGCCGACGCCAGCCGCATCGATGGAGGGCGCTTCGAGGCGTGGACACTGACGGATTTTGCAGCTGAGTGCCGCGCACAATCCCGTGACCAGCTCGATCCTGACTTCAGTCGCTTCATGGCAGAGCTAGCGAAACGCCTCACCGCCATAACCACAAAAGGCGGTGCGGAATGAAGGTCCTCGTCGCCTGCGAATATTCCGGCACGGTGCGGAACGCCTTCCTGGCTCGCGGTTATGACGCATGGTCTTGCGACCTGTTGCCCGCCGAGGATGGCAGCAACCGGCATATCCGTGGCGATGTCCGCGACCACCTCGGCGACGGATGGGATTTGCTCATCGTCGCCCATCCGCCGTGCACCCGACTATGCCGATCAGGTCGCCGGTGGCTTTCCGGGCCGGGCCACATGACCCCGCCGAAGAAGCTGCCGGTCGGCAGAACATGGGAAAGCATGAAGGCTGAGTTCGCGGACGGCCTAGACCTGTTCGTTTCATGTTGGCGAGCGCCAATCCAGCGTGTCGCCATCGAGAACCCGGAAATGCACGATATCGCCCGCGCGCTCCTGCCGCGTGACGTGCCGCGCCCGCATGTAGTCCAACCTTTCTGGTTTGGCCATCCCGAGTACAAGGCAACAGGTTGGTATCTGCGCGGCCTGCCCGAACTTGTTGAAACGGATCGCCTGCCAGAGCCGCCGAAGGGCAGCGAGGAATGGAAGGCGTGGAACCGTGTCTGGCGCATGCCTCCCGGCGCTGATCGCGGCAAGGAGCGGAGCCGGTTCTTCCTGTCGATGGCATCGGCGATGGCCGACCAATGGGGCGGCGAAGCTATGGACGCCATCAGGAGGGCCGCATGAGCACCACCATGCTCACCAAACTCCAGCTTGAAACCCTCACGCTCATCCGGGACGGCAAAGTCTCTCAGCAAAAATTCGGTTACGGCGCATGGCGCATCGCCGGCGCGAACCCGAGCGCTGTCGGCCGCCTTGTCTCTCTCGGCCTTGCTCGCTGGACAAAGGTCATCGGCGGAGACGCCCAGTTGACCGACGCCGGCCACGCCGCTCTCGATCTGGCTGGCGTCACCCCATCAGAGGGAGGAGTATAGCCATGGCGCACATCGTCTGCTGGCGCTCCGGCGAAGTCCTCGTTTCGCGGCGCGTGCCCAAGGGCGCGATCCGGATTGTGACGGGCCATGGCAAGCGGCTCCGGCGCATCCTCGTCGCCTGCGCCCGCCATGCTTATGACGGCCGCACGCTCCTGGTCCCCGGGATGCCCGAGGCGGATAACGACCTTGCGGCGATCGCCGCTGTGAAAGCCTTCGAGGCGATGCTTCTGAAGCGCCTGGCGCTCGGGCCGCACAAACGACTGCGGGGGGGGGGGTAGGCTGATATGAATATCGTTCTCCCTCCTTCCTTCACGCAGGGTTTCGCGGTCGTCACGGCGCGCGGCTCGATCCTCGGACATACCTATCGCCAGACAAGAGACGAGGCGATCGCCGCCCTCCTCGGCGATCCCGGGCTTGTTTCCAGCGTCTGGCACGATCTTGAGGCGGACGGCTACACCGTGTTGGCCGTCTACGCCCGCATCTTCGCCCCCGTCTATTTCCCCACGAAACCCGACACGGAAGGAGCCGCTCCATGAGCCTCGCCGGAAGGATACATGCGGCCGCGAAGCAGGCCGGCCTGGATGACGACACACGCCGCGCCAAATGCATGGCGATCGTCGGCAAATCCTCGACGAAGGAGATGACTGACGCGGAATTGTGGAAGATGTTGCAGGTCTTCGAAAACGAAGGCTATACCTCCCGCAAGTCGCCCCGGGTCGACGGCCGAACCCGCAAATCCCCCTTCACCGGCAAATATGTGCCGAAAATGCGCGCGCTGTGGATCGCGCTGTGGAACCTCGGCGTCATCGCCGACCGGCGCGACAGCGCGATCGAGAGTTTTGCTCTCGGCCATCAGGTCAAGGGCATCGACGACGTGCGATTCATCCACGCGCACCATGACGGCCAATCCGTCATCGAGGCGATGAAGGCGATGCTGGGGCGCCATGGCGTCGACTGGTCGGATCGCAATCCATGCCCGGCCTGGATGACGCGGCCGGGTTACAAGATCGCCCGCGCCCAGTGGGCGAGGCTCCATGCCGGCCGGTTTGACGATCACGATTTCTGGCGGGCGGTCACCGACCTGCTCGACCTGGATGAGACCATCCGCGACCTGACCGACCGGCAGTGGATCGACGTCATGAATCTGCTCGGCCAACGGGTCCGCAAGCTGAAGGCGGTGCGCAAATGACCTCCCGCAAGCCCGACATCAGCGCCCTGACGGCGATCCTGGACGATGCGGAAGGCGAGATCGAAGCGGCGATGCTGACGCTGGACGTCGCTGTTGCCGATATCGCTCGCCTCATCGGTCCGCTTGCGGCCGCGCATGCTTGCGCGCGGGCGGCGATCGAGATGGCCAAGCAGGCCGACGCCGAGGCGGGTGCGGCATGAGGATATCAGGATGCCGCCCCGTCTCTCCGAGCGATAAAGCGCTCGATTTCCGCGTCGCCGGCAACTCTTACGGTGCCTTTGATGCGGCTTTTTACGCCGCGCCGCAGGCTGCCGGCCAATATGCCGCCGACGGCAATCGAGATCACCCACAAAAAGAAAACGATCAGATCGCTGGAGCTAGGCAGGATGCGCTGCTCTGCCCAGACAACGAAGGTCCCGAGTATCGC